TTGCTAGCTCAAATTACTCCAAGTCCGGACTATACAAAACGTATTATTTGGAAGCAGGGGGCTAGTGGCAATCCAAACGGTAATGCTGTTGCTGCTGGATTGAAGATCTGGGGATATTTGTTTGACTCTGAGATGGCTGCGAACTTTGCTGGCCAACAGTCGAAGTTTGACTACTTTGGGTTGGACTACAACTCAGCTGATGCTCTTCTTAGTTCGAGTGTTGCTACTTGTGGCGCATCTCGTGTTATCGGGCATATTATCGGTGATTCTACACAGAAGACTCGAATGCTGGGATTCGGAATGAAGGGATTGATGATCGCTAAACGATCTATCACACCCGCGAATGAAGTTCTTTAAGGAGTAGTGATGACGAAACTCAGTTGGGGAAAGCTTGGGGATCGTCACTACGAAGCCGGGGTCGATCGAGGAGTTTTCTATCCTTCGATGGGCCCCGGCGTTTCTTGGAATGGTCTCGTCTCGGTCAAAGAAGATGTTGATGAGAATGGCCAATCGGTGATGTATTTTGATGGTGAGCGATATTTGACACGGTTGGATTTCACAACTTTCTCAGCTTCTCTTGGTGCTATCACATACCCAGTAGAGTTCGAGTCCTATGATGGATATTCTCATGAGGGCTTCTCGGCACAGTCACGTAAGACTTTTGGGTTTAGTTACCGAACATTGATTGGTAACCCACTTGAGGATCTTAATTTTGGCTACAAAATTCATATCGTGTATAATGCTTTAGCTAACCCAACACAACGTGAAAACAAGTCGTTATCTGTTGACGTCAATGCTGATATGTTCGAGTGGAATATTTCAACGACTCCAATAGCTATTTTAGATCTTCGGCCTAGCTCTCATATTATTCTAGATAGTCGAATGGTACTCGCTACCAGCTTGTCAGAAATTGAAGATGAGTTATATGGTACTGATATAACGACCCCACGACTTCCTAGTATTACTGAGATCATGTCGATATTTGAAGCTAACGCTATGTACAAAATTATTGACAATGGCGATGGTACTTGGACCGCTATCGGTCCTGACGAGGCTTTTAATTTTATCGATTCGACAACGACTGATCTCACCTGGCCAGCTATCAATTGGGTTTCACCGGATAGTTACCAGATTTCATCTTTCTAGAAAGGAGAGAAGATGGCCACGGTCACAGTATTCAGTGCAGCACGGATGCAAGAAATTGAAGACAACACCGTTGTAGCTGGATTCGTTGATGTTGACGGTCATCTTCTCCTGGAAAAGCACGATGGATCTACGGTTGATGCTGGTAAGGTTCAACCTGAGAATCTGGAGGATGCTGATCACACAATTTCCGGAATTGCTCGACTAGCCACTAGTTCAGAAACTGTTACAGGTACTGATGATACAACGATAGTCACCCCCAAAGATCTTTCCGATGCTATGGCGGACACAACTACCTTCCGGGCGTCTACTATCAAACAGGGGCCTGTCGAGCTAGCGACCCCCACAGAGGCTGTGACGGGAACTGACGCTGTTCGAGCAGTCACTCCTCTGGGATTATCTGCTGCTCTAGCTGCTGCAACTGAGACGTATACTGGTATTGTATCTTCGACGTGGACCATTGGACAAGCTCCAGTAGTTCTGGATGCAGGACAAGGTCTTACTGGTACTGTCACGTGTTATATTGGTCGTAATGTTGATGTGATGCCTGGCGATAAAGTTGTGATAGAGCGTGTTGGTGCCAATTTCTTTATCACCTCAGCAGCTCTTCTGAGTCCTTTGAAGCCTATTATGATTCCACTTATGGGTGGTCTTATTTCATCCTCTGTATGGGTTGATTATAAAGATCTCCCTGGTGTTTCTAGTATGCAAGGAATTAATGGCTTTGAGTATGGGCGAGCTAGAATTAGTAAAACAAGTTCTAGTTGGGTCTCTATGTCGGGGCTTATTTCTAATTCTGTAGCCACGCTTGCGAACCATCTTCTCATGACATTGCCGACGGCTTTTAGTCCTCTTCAACGTAAGCGATTGATTCTTTTCACGACAGCTGGTCAAATTGGTTGTATCGTAGAAACAAATGGCCAAGTAATTCTAGAAAGTGCCCTGGCCGTTGCTACAGCAGTTTCTTTGAATGGCCTTAAATGGACTAACGATCCAGCTATTACTTGGACTAATTTGACGATGGTTTCGCCCTACACAGCTTTTGGTGGAACTGATGGGACTCCGAGACTTGGTTTAGATTCTTTGGGTAGAGCTTTTTCTGAAGGGCTTGTCAAGGGTGGGACGGTAGTTAATACTGTGATTAATACTGCCGCTTACCCTTCTGGTTTCCGATGGACTGCTTCTGCACAGTTGTTTATGGCTTACGAGTTGAGTAATACATCAAGTCGTTTAGGAAGAATTGACAACGTTACACCAGTAGCTACTACTAATGCTGGTAAGATGACGTTCGCCTCGCCGGCATCAAACACTGGTAGAAGTCTTGATTTGGACTGGCTTCCTGATGCTTTAGCTTCCTTGTATGTCTCACCTGTTCTATCTGTGCCTAATTATAATCCTGGCGCATCTGGTTGGAACAGTTTTGGAGCAGCTAAACTTTCTGATGGGTCAGTTCATTTGAAAGGACTTCTTGCCCCAACTGCAACGGGAATCATTGGGTATCTACCTCCAGGTTATCGACCCGCAGATACTGAAATTTGGGCAGTTCTTTCAACAGATCTTCCTGGACGTATTGACATTTACGCAGATGGAAGAATTATATGGAACGCTGGAACTGTGGGGTTTGTTTCTTTGGAAAACATCTCATTCATTGCTGAAAAGTAAAGGTCATCCCTTCCAATCAAAATGGAAGTAAAACGTATTGAAAGGAGTTGAAATGGGACGTGGCTTCTCCATCAAGCAATCTGGTAATTTCCAGCATCTGGAAAACTTTATTGCTCGAGTTTCCGGAGATCAGTTGTTTGACATCCTTGACTCATATGGTCAAATCGGTGTTCAGCAGCTTGCTGCAGCCACTCCTGAAGACTCTGGATTGACGGCTGCCTCATGGTCTTACTATGTAGATAGAGGTCTGGGGCAGTCGTCAATCACCTTCACTAATGATCACATGGATGACAATGGTCAAACTCCAGTGGTTATCCTGATCCAGTACGGTCACGGTACCGGCACTGGTGGATTCGTGCAGGGTCACGACTTCATCAACCCCGCTATTCAAGGGGTATTCGACAATCTTCGTGACGATATCTGGAAGGCGGTGGTAGCAGCATGAGCAGCATTGATGATCGCATCGTACAGATGCAGTTTGATAACGATCAGTTTGAAAAAGGCGTCGCTCAGACGAATGATTCCCTTGACTCACTCAAAGACCACCTCAAGCTGGATGGCGCAACTTCGGGTCTGAATGGTATCCAGAATACTGCAGATCAAATGAACCTTGGCACTGTTGCCGATGGTGTTCAGCGTATCGCTTCCGCCTTCTCTGTTCTTGGTGTTATTGGCATCAACGTACTTAGTCGTATTACTCAAAGTACGATCAGTATGGGTGAAGCGGCTATTAATGCCATAGTTAGTCCGATTGTTGACGGTGGTAGAGCTCGAGCGCTTGCTCTGCAGAAAGCCCAGTTCCAGTTCCGTGGTCTTGGTCTCGATATTGAGGCTACCATGGCAGCGGCTAAAAACTCTGTGCTTAGCACGGCCTTCAGCCTCGATCAGGCAGCAACTGCTGCTGGACAACTTGGTGCTTCGGGTATCACAGCTGGTCATGGTCTTGAGGGAGCCTTACGTGGTATCGCTGGACTTGCTGCTCAGACTGGCGCAGGGTATGATTCCATTGCTCAGATCTTTACTAAGGTCTCCGGTAATGGTCGTCTTATGGGTCAGGACCTGCTTCAGCTTTCAGCAAATGGCGTAAATGCTGCGGCAGTTCTTGCTAAGTCGATGGGTAAGCCAGAAGCTACGATTCGCGAGATGGTCTCACAAGGAAAGATCAGCTTCGCCGAGTTCTCAGATGCGATGAATGTCACCTTTGGTGATAACGCCAAGAAGGCAAATGAACTATTCACTGGCGCACTAGCTAACATGAATGCGGCGTTTGCTCGACTGGGTGCTGATTTCGAGGGGCCTCAGCTTCTTGATCTTCGCGATATTTTCAATGCTCTTAGCCCTTTGATTGATAATGTGCATGCAGCGTTGATGCCTTTGATCACCGACTTCAACAACATCCAGAATTCTGGTGCGGCAACGGTTGTCCAGGCAATAAGTCGCCTTCTTGGTCCTGGTATAGTTTCTTCCATTCAGAACATTGTTCGTGCAATTGAGACTATTGGTAAAGCAATCGCTGGCGGCTTTGGGACTATCTTCCCTGAGAATACAGCTGCGCAGCTTACCGCGGTCTCAGTGTTCTTACAAAACTTTACTGCGGCACTCATACCCGGCACTAAAGCCGCAGGTGAAATGCAGCGTACCTTCGCAGGACTCTTCGCGATATTTGACATTCTGGGTCAAATTATCGGAACGATTGTTAAGACTTTCTTCGATCTCATCGGTGTTGCCGCCCCTGTCGGTGGTAGCTTCCTCGAGATCACTGCGAAGATTGGCGACTTCCTGGTCAAAGTTGATG